CGTGTGCGAAGTTTGAGTAAATATATTAATATATGGCTTCCTGCCATAGAATGAAAACAGGGACGTAGTATTTCCCTTTGTTCTATGAAAGGAGGCCTTTTAATATGGCCAATTTTGCCAGGATCCGGCTCATCCTGGAGCTCCATGACCGCGGAATGTCTCAAGATGAGATTTCCCGCTCCCGTCACATGTCGAGGAGTACGATTACTACCGTACTGCGAACAGCGCGGAAGAAGGGCATCACTTATGCGGGCATCCGCAAGCTGGATGATGCAGCACTACAAAAGCTCTTCTTCCCTGACCGACCGGAAGGTTCAGACATGTACGAGCTGCCGGATTACGAATCCATCCATAAAGAGCTCAAGAAGCCGGGTGTGACTCTTTCATTGCTCTGGACGGAGTATCGTGACAGGTGTCACCAGAATGGAAACATTGCTGTAGGGCATACCAAGTTCTGTGAGGATTACGGCCGGTACTGCACAACCCATGACCTGACCAATCATCTGGAGCATAAGCCCGGAGCCCAGTGCGAGGTCGATTGGAGCGGGCCGACCATGCAGATCATCGACCGTGATACCGGCGCGACCATTTCCGTGCATCTCTTTGTTTCCTGCCTCACATACAGCAGGTATGCCTACGTGGAGGCCACGCTGGATATGAAGATGGATACATGGCTCCGGTGCCATGTTCACATGTACGAGGCATTTGGCGGCGTTCCTGTGCGGACAGTCTGTGACAATCTCAAAACCGGCGTTGTGAAGCATCCCAAAGAGGGTGAAGTGGTTCTCACCGATGCCTATGAGGCACTTGGGCTTCATTATTCAACTGCTATTATGCCTGCCGGTGTGCGGAAGCCCAAGCAGAAAGCATCCGTGGAGAATACGGTTGGAAATATTGCCACCGCTATCATCGCCCGTCTTCGCAATAAGGTTTACTTTACTCTTGGCGAGCTGCAGAAGGATGTAGTGACTGCTACAGATAAGTACAACCGGCAGCCCTTCCAGAAAAGGCAGGGAAGCCGCTATGAAGTATGGCTGGACGAGAAGAAATATCTCCGGGCTCTTCCACGAGCTCCTTATGAAATCGCCTCGGTTATTCTGGGAAGGAAAGTATATCCCAATTTCCACGTTTCCTTTAAGAAAAACTGGTACTCCGTTCCCTACGTATACCGCGGGCAGTCCGTGGATATCCGTTACACCGACAAACTTGTGGAAATCTACTGCGGAAACCGGCGTATTGCCTCCCATATCAGATTTCCTGACTACATGACCAACCACTATTCCACACGCCCGGGAGATATGCCGGATGCATTCAACCAGCCGGAAATGGACAAGGGCCGCATCTGTGCCTGGGCAGAGAAGATCGGACCTTGTACGTCGGAAGTCATCAGGAGGATTTTTGACAGTGTAACCATAAAAGAGCAGGGCTATAATGCTGCATTGGCCGTTCTGCATCTCAGTCAGAAATATCCGAAGGACCGCTTCGAGAATGCCTGCCAGTATGCTTTAGCCCACACAACATCGCCCCGCTACAACTATCTTAAAGCTGTATTAGGGAACAATCAAGACAAAATCCTGGACAGCGTACATTCCGCCCGTTATGAAAATACCGGAAAACACAGTATTTCCGAAAAAGGCGCTTACATCCGCGGCGCAGACTATTATGGAGGAAAGACAAAATGATCAATGAAGAAACACAGCGGAAACTCCGCAACATGAAAATGGAACCTCTGGTAGAAGCCCTGCAGAACCAGCAGAGTGATCTGGAATCTTATGCCCCTTTGGACTTCGATTCGAGGCTGACACTGGCCATCGATGAATGCTATTCAGTAAAATTGGATGATCGCATCCGGAGGCTGACGCATATTGCTAAGTTTCGCTATCCTGATGCCGATGTTCACACCCTTATCATGCAGGGCAGAGGTTTCAGCCGCGAAGAAATCCTGGGCTATGCCAGCTGCGGTTACATTGAACGCCATAAGAATCTGATCATCAACGGATTTACCGGAGTAGGAAAGACCCACCTCGCCTGTGCTTTAGGGAAAGAGGCCTGCCGCCATCTGTACAGGGTCAAGTATTTCCGCATGCCGGAGCTTATGGAACAGTTCAATTATGGAACCGAAGTCGGACGGAGCGTGGCCAGCATTGTAAAGAAGTTCTCCGGCTACGATCTCCTCATCATCGACGAATGGCTTCTCGAGATGCCGACGGAAGTGGAGCAGCAGTATCTTCTTGAAATCTTGGAAAACAGGTACGATGCCCATTCTACTATTTTCTGTTCCCAGTACAAAAGCTCAGAATGGTATCCGCGCCTCGGTGATGGGGTTCTGGCCGATGCGATTATGGACAGGATCATTCACAATGCCTACCACATCAATTGCGGATCAATGAATATGAGAGAATATTTGAATAGCACCGATGCGAAAAATGACTAAATTATTTTAACATCATAACCTAAAGAATAAGCGGTACACCTTGGCGGATAAGCGGTACACTTTCCGCGGAAAGGCGGTACCGCTTTTTCGGATAGGCGGTACACCTGTTGCGGAATATTCACTCGCAAAGGTTAACATTTCAGAACTTGCAGACCCCGTATGTAAACTTAAGTCTACATTAAGAAAAAATGGGTACAGATTTACACGCAATCATACCCATGTGGTTGACAATGGGGGCGTTTATGAAGTCTATACAAGTGTCAAGGGCACTTTAATTGCCACTATGACGCCTTGCATGTGATTTTTAAGAAAGGACAGAACATCATGGAACTTACCGTATTAGATGAATGGGCGACTACATTCACATGGAAAGATGTGTTAAATAATTTTTCTGATTCGTGCCCTATTGTGGCCCTTGCCGATGAAAATGGTAAGGGGGAAGAACTCATGGACTATATTTGTAATGTGTTCTGCGACTATGACCCAACACGTGAAGAACTGGAAGATATGTTGGCAAGTAAGAACTATGACTCATGCTTAGAGATTTTAGGTTTAGAAGACACTGATGAAAATTATAACCTGTTTGATTTAGTGTACTTCCCACGGTAATGACAAGTAGAAAGGAAACTATGTTGGTTGAATTTATCCTCTTATGCATACTTGTAGTAATTATTGGTAACTTATTGTAGCCTTAAGGCAACATTAAGAGACTCTTGAAAATCAAGGGTCTCTTTTTGCTTGCCACTAATTGGCACACATATAGAAGAAAGAAACAAGAAAGAGAGGTTAACAATTATGAACATTAGTCCAACATTAGAAGATGAACTTGCACTCGAGTATGAGTATAAATTCATGGCTATGGAAAAGACACAAGAGTTTTTAGACAGTCGCCTTGAAAGCACTCAAGCACACGAAACAGGGGTAGGAAATGGCATTATTGACTACCTATTTACTACATTCAAGGGAAATGTTATGAACTGGGTAGAAGACACTATCACACCTAAAAGAGGGGTCAAGCCCAACTATGCCGATGTACTCAAGTGGCTTACAACGCTCATGCCCCTTGAAGATACTGTTAATAAAATGTGTCTTATGGCCCTGTCCTGTACTTTAAGCAACACATTGAATGCATGGAGCAACACAAACGCCCCACGTAGCACTACTTCATATGTGTCTTCCCTTATTGCAAAAGGCTTGCGAGATGAAAGCAGACTTCAAGAGTTCATAAATTATCTCGAAGACCACAAAGATGATGAAGAATATAGAAAGGCAGAACGGCGGCTTGAATCGGGTATCAAGTATCGAAAAAGTGATTATTATCGCCGCTATTTTGCTATCCAGTTTATGACCAAAAGTAACTGGACAGGGACAACTTTTGCAGAAGACCTTTGGGGTCAGTTAGCTACATACCTTGTGTCTCTTTTAATTGACTCAAGCGACTTCTTTGATAGACAGATGGTGTTTGTCAAGACCAAAGAAATGGAAGCTATTGTCCCCTCTGAGAAATTAATTTCTACGTGGGAAAAGAACTCAAGCAATATGGTTATGCACGCCTTTGCAGTTTGCCCTATGATAGTGCCCCCTAAGCCATGGACAGCTTACAATAATGGTGGCTACTATGGTGAATTGTCTCCCCATGCAAAACTGCTGAGACTCAATGCATTCCATGGCAGTGGCTACTTCTTCAATAGCTACATGAAACGCCTTAATTCTGCTGATATTTCAGGCCCCATGACTGCTATTAATGCTATCCAGTCTACCCCATGGCACATTGATACAAAAGTGCTTGACGTAGTGAAGAAGATAGTCAAGTTAGGTGGTGACAGGGCTGGTCTTCCACGCCTTGAACCATTCAAGGGTCTCCCTAAGTTGTCTAATCCCACGCCTGAGACACTCAAGGAATGGAAAAAGAAAGCAAGGGGCATATATGAAAAAGAAGCAAGCAGAAAGGGAAGATGTATCAGAATGCTAGCGACTATCAAGACAGCTGAAAAGTTTGCTAGCTACGATAGAATCTACTTCCCCCATAATGCTGACTTCAGGGGACGCATATATCCCATACCGTCCTTTAGTCCGCAAGGTGATGATTTAAATAAGGGTCTCTTACAATTTAGTGACGTTCCACCGCTCAAGTCTGAAAAAGATGAACGGTGGTTTTTAATTGCAGGGGCAGAGTTTGCAGGTGTCGACAAAGTTAGTTTTGACGATGAAATCAAGTGGGTTAAAGATAACCATGAGAATATTTTAGACACCGCCAAAGACCCAATAGGCATGTTGGACTGGTGGGGAAATCTTGATGGCCCCTTTGAGTTTCTTCAGTGGTGCTTTGAGTATGAAAAACTTGTAACATATAAGAAAACACATAATAACCCATGTGTTGGATTTATTACAGGTGTACCAGTAGCCTTTGATGGAACGTGTTCTGGGTGGAATAAAAGTTTTAGCCCCTATAAACAGTGATGTTTATTAGCAAAGCTCTCTAAGTCGGTGAAACTCTCAGTAATGAGACAATACCGAGCGAAGCCCTTTAAGGGAACGTGTAACGACTATTCCGAAAGGAAGTACACTCAAGTGAGTGGAAATGGGAGCTACCTCAAAAGAGGTAAAGAGATAGTCTATTCTACATGGTGACATGTAGCAGTGTTGGCAAGCTCTAATGCATTATGAACTATAAGAAAATATACAATCATCTTTGCATGAGAGGAAAGACAGAAAGAAAACAGAAAGACACATGGGGGAGATGGGAAAGGCACCATATTATCCCTAGACATGCAGGTGGTTCCAATGTTGCAAGCAATATGACAAGATTGCAACACAAGGAACACGCATTAGCACATCACTTGCTGTATCGTATCTATCATAGAGTAGAAGACAAGTTAGCCTATAAAATGTTATATGGGCAAGTGTCTAATCCATGGAAACTTCCCGAATTTAGGAAGCACATGACAGACACAGTAACTAGAAATCTACAAAATGTAGATAGAAGCAAGCAAAGAAAAGCTACAAGCATTGTTGGAAAGCGAGCTGTAGAGGAACACACTGGAATACATGCAGATGGTATGCGTGAAGTAGCTATAGAAGCTAGTAAGAAATGGGCAAAAGAACACCCTGCTCTTGCTAGTAAGCGTTCTTCTGATAGTCATAAGAACAGGACACAGAAGGACTATGAACGAATGGCGGCTCACAAAAGCAAACATCTAATCCTAGATGGTCAAGGACATGTGTTTCATTCAGTTGCCGAAGCCGCCCACTTTTATAATCTCAAACCATATACCATAGATAATTGGGTAAGAAGGGGGTCTAAAGGATGGAGCAGAATAGCCAACACGGACATGGTGTAACGACCCATGTTGAATACAAAGTACAACATTTTTCCGCTATCCTTAGAGACCCTATAGGGGCAGAAGCGGTAAATCTCAAGCCCTCTGACAAGCCACAAGACATTTATGGACGTGTTGCAGTGCTAGTCAAGGCCGTTTGTGAAGAGGACGCAAGACACGGTACAGTGGACGAATGGGACGAAAAGAAAAAGGCCACGAAGTATGGCACGAAGACCATGGCCCAGTGGTGGTTGTCTTATGGAATTAATCGTAAGGTGACAAAACGTTGTGTAATGACACTGGCATATGGCAGTAAGCAGTTTGGATTCAGAAATCAGATTTTGGAAGACACAATTAGACCCCATATTGATGAAGGTATCTGGACACGTGAAAATTCTAATCAGGCCGCAGGATACATGGCTAAACTGATATGGAATGCCGTAGGCAAGGTAGTAGTCAAGGCAGTAGAGGGCATGAAGTGGTTGCAGTCAGTAGCTAAAATAGTTTGCAATAATGAACAAGTAGTCACTTGGACAACTCCCATGGGGCTTCTGGTGCAACAGACATACCTTACCTATAAAGTAGACACCGTTATGATTCGCTATGCTCAGACACGCAAGAGGGTATACACCCCCAAAAGCACTGGTGAAATCAATCGTGTCAAGCAAGCCAATGCAATAGCCCCCAACTTCATTCATAGCATGGACGCTAGCCACTTGCAGATGACTGTTTGCGAAGCGAAGCGGACTGGCATAAACCATTTCGCTATGATTCATGATAGCTATGGAACGACTGTAGCAGATGCAGAACGACTGTTTCATACCGTGCGTGAATGCTTTGTCAAGATGTATACGAAGCATGATGTGTTAGCTGAGTTTGCAGAAGAGATGAAATTGTTAACCAATGAAGAATTGCCTGAGTTGCCAACTAAAGGTGACTTTGATATTAACAATGTATTGAAAAGTCTCTATGCGTTCCACTAATGGCACACAATAATACAAACTAGGTAATTGGCACACATGACGAAGGAAGGGGACTATAAGTATCTTTAAGAGTCTTTAAGATAACTACTAACTACTAGCTACTAACTATACTAAAAGAAACTTAATTTAAGTATTCTTTAAGAGATAGTTAGTAGCTAGTTTCTTTTAGTATCTTAAAGAACTCTTTTAGACCACCATGCAATGTGTCTCCCTAAAGCAACGCAGTTGGTTGGCAGTTGAGAATGTTTCTCAGTAAGCTAATTGGCACACATAACGAAGGAAAGAAAGTTTTTATCATCAGCAAAGGAGAGAAATAACTATGGAAAGAATCATCATGGCAATGTTAGCAGGTGGAGTCATTTCAGCAGTCATTGTAGCTACAGCCACCCTCTATGCTCTTTTGAGTGAAGACAATCTAGCATTCAGAAGAGACGCTCATGCAATCGTTCAGCATTTTCTTTCAGGGGTCTTATATGCCCATGTTGTTATCTTACTGGGCTATATCATGACCACCATGTTTGGTTTTAATTTCTAATTGGCACCCAATTTCTAATTGGCACACATAACGAAGGAAAGAAAGGTGGTGAGTTACCATGTATCTTGTCTTGTATTCAGCTAAGTGGTGTGGACAGTGTAAGCGTGTCTTGCCCAGTCTTAAGCGGCTTGTAGGCAGTCAGTATAGACACATTAACCACTTGACCGTGTATGACCACGATGAAGACCCAGTGATTTTCAATGTAGAGAAAATTGGAATGATTCCTGAAGTACACTTAAGAGACGCATTGGATAGGGACTTCTTCTTGAGTTGTGGCTATGTGGACTATGAGACACTCAAGATGAAAATTGATAATGCTATTGAACATCAAGGAGCGTTGGAGACATGAGACACATTGAAGGCAAAACAGAAGACCTGACTAACCCCTCTTATTACAACGTAGAAGGGGCTAGTCAACCTATCGAAGACATGGAAGCCTTAATGACCCCTGAACAGTTTGAAGGTTTTCTTTGGGGAAATATCATTAAGTATTCCAAAAGGTTTGGACGCAAGGGGGATAAGATTCTTACCCTTGGCAAGATTATTTGGTATGCCAACAGGCTCAAGACACATTTAGAGAAGGAGAGTGATGCTAATGGACATGATTAATAACTGCCGTGTCTACGATGTTTTCAATTCTATAAGGGCCTCTGGGTATCCCATGAAGGCCCATTATGACGATGAAGTAGCAGAAAAGGAATTGACAGTGCAGGACTGGAACAGGGCAGGGGCACTTGCTAAAAGAGATAGCTCTGAAGGGCATGACAACTTTCTGTCTGGCCTGCTCATTTCCATGGATATTACTGCTACTAAGCAGTGGTGGACAGAATTTCAGCGGTATCACTTTCAACAGATTGTGTCTTCCCAGTCCACTATGCACCGACTGGCTAAAATGCAGTTAGACACAGCTTGTATTAAGCACACTGATTCAGTTATTGTAAATCGTCTTATTGAACTTCAGAAGCGATACAACGAAAATCCGACTGATGAAAATTTCTTGACGCTTATTTACTCTTGTCCATCTGGTCTGAAGTTGACAGCTCGTGTCACTACTAACTATCGGCAGATTAAGACAATGGTTAAACAGAGACATAATCATAGACTTCCTGAGTGGAGAGAATTTTGCAAAGAATTGCCTTATAAACTCCCTAATTATCATGAATTGATTTTAGGGGAAGGATTTGAATTTACAGCAGGTTAAAGATGAAAGGAAGAGAAGGAACATGCGTAAAATTAAAGTAAGAAATCGTGTCTATTCTAGGTTGTTTGGCACTGGAACAGTTATTGCCCTGAGTAACCTTGATAATAGTGACTACTTTTGTGTTCGCTTTGACAAAGAAAATGAATATGCACATGATGGAGACACTGGTGAATTTTCAGTGAAGCACATTCCTAAAGAGTGGAGAGACATGCACTGTCGTTTTTGCAGACTTATTGGGGAGTGGGGCACACTTGAAAAGGCAAATAAGGATGAAGTAATTAAGGTTGAAGGCACTGGAAGCATTCCTAAAATTAAACCTTATCTGAAAATCACCGATGCTGAGGGTCATGTAGTTGCAAGTTGTGTTGGTTTTTCTTCTATTAATGGGTGGCCTATTTTCTTTTCTTTGATGAAGGCAGATGAAAATGTGGCACAGTATGATAAGATTTGGGGCACTCCTATGCTTTCTGTAGACATTGATGATGTACTTAAACACAGAGGTGTACAGGTAAAAAAGAACAATAAGGAGACTAGCTTTGCGTAAACCAACTTTGAAAATCAAAAAGCTCTATAAGAAAGCTGTATTGCCACAGAGAATGACAGCAGGGGCTTGTGGTCTTGACCTTACTATCACTCACGATGTGAATCTCTTTCCACGTGAAAATGTACCGTGTCACACGGGACTGGCTGTAGCTATCCCTAAAGGCCACCATGGAGAACTTCATGTACGAAGCTCTATTGGCATTCATGGAATTAGACTGGCTAACTGTACAGGTATCATTGATTCTGACTACAGAGGTGAATTGATTTGTGTCTTAGTCAACGATACTGACGATACTTTGCACATTGCCGCAGGTACTCGCATTGCACAGTTACTTTTGTACAAAGACCCAGATTTTATTATTGAAGAAGTAGACGAATTAGATAAGACCGCTAGAGGAAATGGTGGTTTTGGTTCAACAAATAACAAAGGAGAAAATGAATAATTATGGCAGGAAAAAGAGATTACACACAGGGAACTACTCCGAAAGGTAGCGTACTTTTCGCTCATGTCTTTACCCCAGAAACTTATGAAGGCAAGGAAGTAGGTTATACCATTCAGCTTAAGCTCAATGAGATTGACACAAAGGCGTTTATGGCTGTTATTGATGAAGAACTGGAAAAGGCTAAACATTCCATTAAGCTGAAGCCGGGGCAGAAATGGTCTTCTGAACCATTCCTTGGTTATCGTGAAGACAAAGATGGAGACATTGTTTTCAAATTCAAAACAGCTAGCTCTTTCACCACTAAAGCAGGTGAAGAAATCACTAGGACTATTCCAGTGTTTGACGCTCATGGTAAGCCCATCAAAGAGAAGATTAACATTGGTAATGGCACTATTGCTCGTGTCGCTTATACTCTGATTCCTTATTGGGTCTCTAAGGTTGTCAATGGCATTAAACTGCGTCTTGAAGCCGTCCAGATTATTGACCTTAAGGAATATGGTGAAAAAGAAGCTAAGGGCTATGGCTTTGGTGATGAAGAAGGTGGATTCTCTTTTGAAGACACTAAAGACAAAGAAGCTACTCCCTTTGACGAAGCAGAAGAGGACGAAGGAGACTTCTAATATATGAAGAGATTTTTCAGCAGAAGAGGGGGATGGTCTAAGCATGTAGATGCTACTTACCGCTCAGGATTGGAAGACAAAGTAGCGGAGCAGTTAAGGTGTGCAAACATTTCTGCTAGCTATGAAGAGTATTCAATCCCTTATTTGATTCCAGAATCTAAGCATACCTACACACCAGACTTTGTGTTGCCTAATGGTATCATTATAGAGACAAAAGGTGTCTTTGAAGTAGAAGACAGAAAGAAGCACTTGCTTGTCAAGAAGCAATATCCAAATTTAGATATTCGCTTTGTCTTCTCTTCATCTAAGACACCTATCTACAAAGGTAGCAAGACAACTTATGCTCACTGGTGTGAGAAGTATGGCTTTAAATATGCAGATAAATTCATTCCTGATAAGTGGCTAAGAGAGCCAAAGAGGGGTATTGAAGGTCTAGTATATAGAAAATCTAAGCAGAAAGGAGAGTAGACATTTTATCTTGTTCAAAAATTTAAAATGGAAGAAGCGTGATAGCACAGACTATATTTACATTGTGAAACGTGACTTACAGGGAATGGACACTGATACCCTAAGACGAAATGCCATTAAGCGTGGTGATTTCGACTTAGGGTATCATTTTGTCGTTCGTAAAAATGGTTCTGTAGACAAGGCAAGACCTGAACATGCTTATGCAGGTGAATGGTTCGACAATTATGACCATAGCTTGGCAGTGTTAGTCGATACGAAAACTATTGTAAACGCTTCTCAGAGAAACGCATTGGAAGCTATTAAAGCTAAATATCCTAAAGCAGTCTTTGTGATGCTTGAGATTGATGAAAGTGAGGAATGGTAACTATGGAAGGGGAAGCAGTACAGACACATCTTGCGTGCCCTGATTGTGGGTCTCATGATGCTTTAACAAGATACAGTGATGGGCATACTTATTGCTTCTCCTGTAATACCTATCACAGTGGTACAGAGAATGAAGGTCATAAAGTGACTTCTTCTGCTGTAATTCCTGAAGACACAATGACACTGGACGCAATAAGGGCCAGAGGGTTGTCTCAGGACACTTGTGAGAAATATGGTTACTTTAAGAAGAGGATTAATGGGCGTGTTGCTCAGGTGGCTTGCTACTACGATGATAGCGGACAGTTAGTAGGCCAGAAGATTAGATACCCCAATAAAGAATTTGTTGTTCGTGGTGAAATTTCTACAAGATTTTATGGACAGCAGAAGTGGGCAGGTGGTGGCGGTAAGAAACTTATCATCACTGAAGGAGAGATTGATTGTCTTACCGTATCACAGCTACAGGGTAACAAATATCCTGTTGTGTCTATTCCACTAGGGGTGTCTTCAGCACGAAAGGTCTTTAAGGCCAACATGGACTGGCTTAATTCCTTTGAACAGGTAATAGTAATGTTCGATATGGACGAAGCAGGGAGAAAAGCAGTGTCTAGTGTTGAAGGAATGCTTAAGCCTAATAAGCTATTCGTTGCTAACTTGCCAATGAAAGACCCTAATGAGTGTCTTCTGGCAGGTAAAGGGGACGAAGTAATAAAGGCTATCTGGAATGCAAAGCCTTATATGCCTGATGGAATTATCAACGGCAAAGACACATGGGATATTGTGTCTAAGGAAGACGAAAATGACACAGGCTTCCCATACCCTTGGGACATTGATTTAAATAGAATGACTATGGGTATTCGCAAAGGAGAACTTACGGTACTTACAGCAGGAACAGGGGTTGGGAAAACTACCTTTGTCCGTGAAGTAGCCTATAATATGGGTGTCAATAAGGGACTTAAGGTAGGCATGTTGATGCTTGAAGAAAACGTAAAGCGAACTGTAAAGGGCCTTATGTCAATCGCCGCAGGAAAGAGACTCTACATCAACAGGCAGGGTCTTTCTGAAGAAGAGTACAGAGAAGCCTTTGATAAGACAATGGGTACAGGAAACTATGTTCTTTATGAACACTTTGGTTCTCTTGAAGGTGACAAACTGATAGACAAAATTAGATATATGGCAGTTGGTGAGAAGTGTGATTTCATTATTCTTGACCATGTGTCTATAGCCGTGTCTGGTATTGAAGGAGACAATGAAAGAAAGCTCATTGATGTGCTTATGACTTCTTTAAGGTCTCTTGTAGAGGAGACAGGCGTAGGAATGATTGTCATTTCACATCTTAGGCGAGTCCCAGAACAGCAGTCCCATGAAGAAGGGGGTGCTACCTCTTTGTCTCAATTAAGGGGTTCAGGGGCTATTGCTCAGTTGTCTGATACAGTGCTTGGTCTTGAAAGAAATCAGCAGGCAGAAGGAAAGCAAAAGAATCTTGTAAGAGTGCGTGTCTTGAAAAATAGGTGGACTGGTGAGACAGGAATAGCAGGGTATCTTTTCTATAATCGTGACACAGATAAGCTAGAAGCAGTAGATAGGCTTAGTGATTACGAAGATGAATGTGAAGATAATGAGGACGATGATTGTCCATTTTAATATATAGAATGAAAGGAATTTATGAATGCGAAAAGTAGCATGGAAAGATAGAAAAGTTTCTATGGGTATCTTTAAGGCTAAGTATGCCAAAGATAAGAATGAGACCCCAGAACAGTTTTGTAAACGTGTTGCGTCTATTGTCAGAAAACCTCTTAGGCCCCTTATTGAAGAGTGGCTAGCTGATGGTACTTTCTGCTTTGGTGGAAGAACACTGTATATGGCAGGGAGACCAGAAGTAAAGGCGTCTTCTTCTAACTGCTATATCATGCCAATGCCTGAAGATGATATTGAGTCTATTTATAAATCTAATGCTGAGATGGCTCGCATTTTCTCTAGGGGTGGTGGTGCAGGAGTTAACATTTCTAAGCTGAGACCCAGAGGAGCAAAAGTTAACAATGCGGCTGAGACCTCTACAGGAGCAGTGTCTTTCTTGGAACTGTTTAATACCACTGGCAATATCATTGGGGCTAGAGGACGCAGAGCCGCAGAAATGGTTGTCTTGAATTGTAACCACCCAGATGTGATTGAACTTCTGAACATTAAAAAGAAGAGACAGTCGCTCGCTTCTATGAACATCTCTATTATGTTCACTGATGAATTTATGGAAGCGGTAATGAATGATGATTTATTCAAACTTCAGTACACCTGTAAAGACACAGGGGAAGTGATTGAGAATACCATTGGTGCCAGAGGTTTCTTCAAGGAATTTTGTAAAGTAGCGTGGGACATGGGAGACCCTGGAGTTATGTTTAATGATACAATTCAGCAACATAACTTCAATCCTCTTAGACCCTCTTATCATATCTCTACTTCTAATCCTTGTAGTGAATTTCTGGGGCCAGACTACAGCTCTTGCAATCTTGGTAGTATCAACCTGTATAACATGGTAGATGATAAGTTTACTGAGAAGGCTCACATTAATTGGAATAAACTGGCATATGTCACTATGTTTGGTGTCATTGCACTTAATGATGTTCTTGATTATGGCTATGAAAAACAGCCATTGAAAGAGAATAAGAAATGTATCAAGGATTGGAGACAGATTGGACTTGGTGTCTTTGGTCTTGCAGATGCTTTAGTGGCTCTTGGTATCAAATATGGCTCTAAAGAATCTATTGACCTTGTAGACACAATTATGCACTTTATGAATCTTTCAGCAGTTTCTATGTCTGTTAGTCTTGCTGAAGACGAAGGGGCATATGATAAGTTTAGCCCTGAGTGGGTAGACAATGTAGACAATGACTTGCTTGATGAAGACACAAAGAAAGCAGTCAAAGAAAAGGGAATGCGAAATGCTTCTTTGCTGTCTATTGCACCTACAGGGTCTATGAGTCTCTTTATGGGTAATTTCACTGGTGGTGTTGAACCTATCTTTAAGCTCTTCTATGAACGGTCTACCCATAAGATGGAAAAGACAGGAGACCACTTCAGAGTTTATGCACGTTCTATTGAAGACCTGCTGAAATTCCATGGTCTTCCTCTTGATATGTCTGTAGAAGAGATTAAGAGACTGTTCCCCTTTGTAGTGGAAGCTCATGATGTTGATTGGGCTAGCCGTGTCACATTGCAGTCTACTATGCAGAAGTATGTTGACAATGCTATCTCCTCTACTGTTAATCTTCCTAACAGTGCTACTCCTGAAGATGTCTTTAACATCTATATGGCCGCTTGGAGAAGTGGTTGTAAGGGAATTACTGTCTTCAGAGATGGTTGTGCTAGGGGAAACATTCTGGGTGTAGATACAGAAGCAGAAAAGAAGCCAGAAGAAAAGGTAGAAGAAGTAGCACCTAAACAGCCGAAGTTTGGTGGAGATGCAGACTACAAAGAATGTCCTGAATGTCATGAAAAGCTCTTTAAGGTAGAAGGACATTGTGGTTATTGTGTTGGTTGTGGTTTTAGTGCTTGTATGCTGTAATAGCTAATTAATGAGAAGGGACTGTTAGATATGCTTATTTTTGACCTTGAAACTGACGGCTTATTGGACACTATGAAAACGATTCATTGCATGAGTATATCTGACGGAAATTCTCATATTGTGTCTTATAGGCCCTCTGAGATTGAACAGGGTGTAAAGAGACTCTGGGAAGCAGTGAATAACGGAGAGGGTATTTGTGGACACAATATCATTAACTTTGATATTCCTGCTATCAAGAAGATTTATCCTTGGTTTGATATTCCTAGAGACAAACGAAAGAATGTTGTAGACACATTGGTTTTGGCTCGCTTGCTGTTTTCTAATATTGCAGAAACAGACTATGCACTGTATAGAAGACACAGGCTTTCAGGTGCTTTGATTGGGTCTCATACCTTAAAGGCTTATGGGTATCGTTTAGGTATCTTGAAGGGTACTTATGCTGAAGACACAGAAGATGCATGGGCTATTTTCAACGAAGAGATGCTTGCTTATAACAAGCAGGATGTAGTAGTAACTGAAGCCCTGTATAACAAAGAGATGTCTATGCATTACCCAAAAGAAGCAATCAAATTGGAACATCAGGCTCAGTGGCTTATGTTTAAGCAGGAACAGAATGGATTTCCGTTTGATGTTGAAGGTGCAAAGAAATTGGAAAGTGTCTTGAGAAAAAGATGTGATGAAGTATGCTCTAAGATTATTGAGTTTGCACCCCCTATTCCAGATAAGGTGTTTATTCCTAAAAGAGACAATAAGAAACTTGGTTATAAGGCAGGTGTCCCAATTCAGAGGTACAAAGAGTTTAATCCCTCTTCCAGACAGCAGATTGAATATATCATCAGGAAGCATTATGGTTATGAACCTGAGAATCCAGACCTGTACACTGAAGATGGAAGATTAAAGATTGATGAGACAACTTTCCATTATCTGGCTACTGACGAATCAGCACCAGAAGAAATCAGGAAACTGGCACCACTCTTTGAGGAGCAGTTAATGCTCAATAAGAGACTTGGACAGTTGGCAGATGGTACTCAGGCGTGGTTGAAGTGCGTTAAGGAAGACGGTAAGATTCATGGGCGTGTCAATCCGAATGGTACCGTAAGTGGTAGAGCTACTCATTCACAGCCGAATGTTACTCAGGTCCCCCACAATTCTTCGCCGTATGGTAAAGAGTGTAGGAGTCTCTTTGGGGTTCCTAAAGGGTGGACACAGGCAGGGATTGATGCTTGTGGTCTTGAACTGCGGTGTCTTTCCCATTTTCTGTTTCCTTTTGACAATGGTGCTTATGCACATGAAGTTGTCCATGGTGATATTCATACAGCGAATCAGAAAGCGGCAGGACTTCCAACTAGAGACATGGCGAAGACATTTATATACGGGTTCCTTTATGGTGCAGGAAATGCAAAGATTGGTAAGATTGTTGGTGGTGATGAAAAAGATGGTAAGAGACTGAAAAAGAAATTCCTTGAAGCTACTCCTGCTATCTCACAGCTACGTATGGCTATTCAGGATTGCTTAGTTGAATCTATGTATCATGGAAGAATTTCTAAGTGGAGACGAAAGTATCTTAAAGGACTTGATGGAAGACACCTGCACGTAAGGAGTCTTCATTCTGCTCTTAACTTACTTCTTCAGTCGGCAGGGGCTTTGGTCTGTAAGTATTGGATTGTTCGCACAGAAGAAAGGTTACTTGCTCTTGGTCTTAAACATGGTTGGGACGGTGACTTTGCTTTAATGGCGTGGGTGCATGATGAACAGCAGATAGCTTGCAGAACAGAAGAGATTGCAGACATAGTGATAAGAGAAGCACAGGAAGCGATGCGAGACACACAGGCACATTTTCATTTCAGAGTGCAGTTAGACACTGAAGGAATAAAAGGAAAGAACTGGTGTGACTGCCATTGAGAAAGGAGAGCTTATTGAACGTATACTTAGAGATTATTTTTGAAATCATGAAGGAACAAAAGACCCTTAAAAGTGACTTTTCACGCCAGAACGCCTATTACATTGCTGAAGCGGCTTCCAGAGGACACATCACTTCTATCCTATCTGGGGCCGCTACTAATTTTTGGTGGGTAACTAAAGAGGGCTATGAACTGCTTAAGAAAGAGGGGTACATTTAATGCTTCACATTTTACTTGATGCGGATATGCTCTGCTTTATTTCCTGCTCTTCTGTAGAGAAAGAAATCGACTGGGGAGATGGTCTTTGGACACTTCATGCTAATGCAGGAGACGCAGAAGCCCAGATAGATGATAGAGTTGAAACTATTGTAACTCAGATTCTTGATAAGTTGAATTATGAAGGTACATATTCTGTAGTGATGTGTCTTTCTGATGAAAAAGAAAACTTCAGGAAACGCATACTGTCAACTTATAAAGCTAATAGAATTGGTAAAAGAAAGCCTGTTTGCTATGGCGAAGTACGTAGATGGATTATTGAAAACTACGAAACTAAAATTATTCCTACTTTGGAAGCAGATGATGTAGTGGGTATTCTTGCTACTCGCTACAAAGGGGAAGAGGTTCATGCTAGTGGAGACAAAGATTTTAAGTCAATTCCGGGAATTTATTTTGATTTCCTTAAAGGAGACTTATACCACATTAGCAAGGAAGATGCAGACAGATACTTCTTTACCCAGTGTCTTATTGGTGATGTAGCAGACAATTACAAAGGGTGTCCAAAGGTAGGGGCTAAGACAGTAGAAAAGATTTTTGAGAAGGAAGGTTGCTCATGGAACACCGTAGAAAAGACATTCATAAAACATGGTCTCACAAAGGAAGATGCTCTTCAGCAAGCAAGGGTGGCAAGGATTTTGAGAGACACAGATTTCAAAGACGGAAAGCCCATTATGTGGTGCCCAACTTAGAGCCTATTCAGATAAAGCCTACTGAAAATATTGATACATTGACTTCTGAATTATATGTAAAAATGACTACTCTAGTAACTAAGCCTTTGTCTTCTAAAGTTGTTGATGTAATGCACATAAAGAAATCTTTGATGGAGCTTTGTGAACTTGGTTGGCTCTATAAATTTGTAGATGCTTCTACTGGTCTTACTCATGGCTACCTTGGTTTCACTATTGATATTCCTTGGTACAGCGATAAACCTTGTCTTTCTGAATTGTTTGTGCTTCAGACACACGGACATGGTTTTGGCAGAGTGGCAGTAAAGTTTCTTAAAGAACAGGCTAAGAAGTATGGTTGTGGTCTTATGGAGACAGGGGCCACAATGACAGATGAACCAGAAGAACTTAAGAATCTCTATGAGAAGAAGGGTAAGTGTGATTTCACTTATCCTTCTTTTGTTTGGTTTCTCCCTTATTGGAACACATAAATACAAAGTGGCTAATTGGCACACATAACGAAGGAGAAGAGAGAATAATGGATAACTTAAAGGAACCTTATGTAACTGACACCTTGGTTGATTATCTTGATAGAGTCTTCAGCGTAGATGCCATTATGCAGAAGCATTTAGCAGATAATTCTGACAGGATAATTGGATACATCTGGGGTGTTAGAGATATTATTGGACATTTAAGAATGCTCAAAGAAGAGCAGGAAGAAAGAGAGGAAGGGTGAGTGAATGTGTTTATGGAAGACCCCTAAGATTAAGACCCCTACTGCTACAGCTAGGGACATTCTGCCCTCTACTTCTTCAGACACACCTAATTCTCCTATCTTTGGTGGGTCTGATGATTGGAAGAGAAAAACTAGAGGGGCACAGTCTTTGCAGATTAAAAGAGACAATTTAGGTTACAACAATGATTATGACACGAAAGGGAGTTGGTCTATTTAAAGATGGGTAAAGTAGGTAAGGCTATCACTAAGCCATTTAGAAAAATTGGTAAAGCTGTAGGTGGCATTTTTGGCATTGGAAAACAGCAGTCTTCTCAGACAGTAGATTACTCTACTGGTGCGGCGGCGGCCCCTGCTACTGATGCTACTAACAATGATACCAATGTTGAAACTGACGCTACTAAAAGAAAGAAAAAGGCCGCAGGTAAGAAGAGTCTCATGATTGGTGGTGGTGGGGACGCTTCTGGTGGGGGCACTACTGGGACTGGTCTTAACTTATGAGTGCTAGAAAGTCGAAGAGTAAAACTTTCAATCATGAAGAGACGGCAAAGTCCCTTTATGAACGCTTATCTTCTGACAGGGCACCATATATTACAAGAGCGGAAAATTGTGCGACATACACGATTCCTTCTTTGTTTCCTAAAGAGGGGGCTAATGGCTCTACATCGTTTGATACACCATATCAGAGTATAGGTGCTAGAGGTGTAAATAATCTTGGGTCTAAGCTGATGCTTGCCCTATTTCCACCTAATGACACCTTCTTCAGACTCACAGCAGGGGAACAGGCAGAAAAAGATTTGTCTACTAATCCAGAAGCTAAAGAGCAGGTTGAACAGGCTCTTGCAGTCTTGGAGCAGAGGGCAATTACTTATGCGGAGACACACCAGTATAGAGTCACTTTGGCTGAAGCTATTAAGGTGCTGATTGTCACTGGTAACTGCTTGCTATTCTTGCCACCTAAAGAAGGGGGAATGAAGCTCTATAAACTGAACTCTTATGTGCTTCAGAGAGACGCATTAGGTAATGTTGTGCAGTTAGTCGCTATGGATAAGATTGCATATGCGGCTCTTCCAGATGATGTAAAAGCAATAGTGTCTTCTGGGGGTGTCCAGAAGAAACCCGAAGACATGACCACCATTTATACACATGTCTATTTGGAAAATGATGTCTTCTATTCTTATCAGGAAGTAAATGGAGAGATTGTAAAAGGGAGTGAACAGCAATACCCCAAAGAGAAAACTCCGTGGATTCCTTTAAGAATGGTAAAGATGGACGGTGAGTCTTATGGCCGTAGTTTTGTAGAAGAGTATCTGGGTGACTTAAAGTCTCTTGAATCTCTCTCTCAGGCCATTGTTGAAATGTCCGCTATTTGTGCGAACGTTCTGTTTCTTGTGAACCCTAATGGGATTACAAGACCATTTAAGTTGTCTAAGGCAAAGTCGGGAGCGTTTGTTCCTGGGCGTGTAGAAGACGTACAGGCTCTTCAGCTCAATAAGTCTGGGGATTTACAGGTAGCGTCTAATACATTGTCTATGATTTCTGACCGCTTGTCTTATGCATTCATGTTAAATTCTGCTGTCCAGAGAAATGGAGAAAGAGTAACAGCCGAAGAAATTAGATACGTTGCTTCTGAATTGGAAGACACATTGGGTGGAGTTTACTCTATTTTGTCTCAGGAATTGCAGTTGCCATTGGTTAGAAGATTACTGGTACAGCTTGAAAGCACTGGTCAGATTCCAGACCTGCCAGATGGTCTTGTTGAACCGACTATTACTACTGGTCTTGCCGCTATTGGCAGAGGACACGATTTTAATAAGATGATGACTTTCTCTCAGATTGTGTCTCAGAATCCAGAAATGGCTCAGGTTATTAATTGGCCTGTTATGGCTATGCGGATTGCCAATGGTCTTAGCATTGACACTACAAATCTTGTTAAGACACCTGAACAGATTCAGCAGGAACAGCAGACACAGCAGATGGGAGCAATGGCAGAAAAGATGGCACCACAGGTAGCCAAAAGTATGATGGATAACCCACAGCAGGGTATGTAAGTTACTTATGAGAAGGAGAATTTAAATGCCAGAAGATACTACAAATACTACAGTTGACAATCAGCCTGAAGTCAATACTGAAGTTGACAATAAGGCTACTGAAGAAGAAAAAGCCCTTGAACTTGGCAAAGGCACTGAAATTATTCGTAATGGTGAGAAAGTCACCAACAATGATAAGGAAGGTGATAAGACACAGGAAAAGGAAGACACAGACAAAAAAGAGGATAAGGCTTCTAAAGATACCCCTGAAGCCGTGGAACAGGACGTAAAAGAACAGCTTAAAGCACAGGAAGACGCTAAGTCTGATTTAGCTACAAAAGGTGTCGATTATGACGCACTGGCTAAGGAATATGAAGAGAATGGTTCTTTGTCCGAAGAGTCCATGAAGAGACTTGAAGGGGCAGGTTATCCAAAGAGTCTTGTTCAGTCTTTCATTAAGGGCTTTGAAGCTACCGTTCAGAATTACACTAATGCGGTGTATAAGATGGCAGGTGGCGAAAAAGAATATGAAAGAGTGTGTCAGTTTATCGCTAGTCTTGGACAGCCAGAAATTGACGCATTTAATTCAGCGATTGAAGCAGGAAATCTTACACAGCTTGGTGTAATGATGGAAGGCTATAAATCTCGCATGACTGCTAAATATGGTACATCTAATCGGAGCATTCTTGGTGGTGCCCAGACTCAGACACAGGGTGGATTTACAAGTAAAGAAGCCATGGTAAAGGCAATGAATGACCCTAGGTATGGAAGAGATATGGCATACACCGAAAAGGTTCAGAAAATGACTATGCAGTCTAATTTTATTGGTTAATTTTTAATTAAAGAAAAGGAGTGATTTATTAGTGGCAGAAGTTACTGTTGCTCATGCAGGCCAGATTGCAGGACAGGAGGACATGCTTGGTCTGTATCTTAAAGTATTCGCAGGTGAAACTCTTGCGGCGTTTTCTCGTGCGTCCGTTACTGAAGGACGCCACATTGTACGAACTATTTCTAGTGGTCGTTCTGCACAGTTCCCCGTGTTTGGTCGTGGTGATGCCGCTTACCTGAAGCCGGGTAAGTCCCTTGATGATATTCGTAAGAATATTCCGATGAACGAAAAAGTCATTCAGATTGATGGTCTCCTGACTACCTCTCAGATGATTACCGATATTGATGAAGCTATGGCTCATTACGATATTCGTTCTGAATATTCTCGCCAGATGGGTGAAGCACTGGCTCTTAAAGCGGACGGTGCTGTTCTTGCAGAAGCCGCAAAGATGGTTGTGGCTAACAAAGAAAACCTTGAAGGTCTTGGCAAAGGTGAAATTATCACCTCTAAGATTGCTTCCACTGACATTGGTGTTACCGAAGCAGAAGGTAAAGCAATCGTTAAGATGCTTCTGGACATTAAGGCTAAGATGTCCAATAACTACGTGCCTGAAACTGAACGGTATGTCTACATGACCCCAGTTGCTCGCACTTCCCTTATTGCGTCTCTGGTGGCAATTAATCGTGACTACGGTGGTATTGCTACTATCACTGATGCCAACATTCTCCGCATTGCAGGTTTCGACATTATTGAATGTCCACATCTGACTATTGGTGGTGCTGATAAGAATGATGGTGTTCTTCAGGGTGATGGTCATGTATTCCCTGCCGCCTACAAAGATAAGTGTGCTTTTATCGCTATGCACCGTACCGCAGTAGGTACTGTCAAGCTGAAAGACCTGAAACTCGAACAGGCACGCCGTGCTGAGTATCAGGCTGATATGCTTGCCGCTTCCTACGCTATGGGCCATGGTGGTCTCCGTCCAGAAGCCGCTTACATGGGTTGCATTGAAGCTAGCGTCTAATAGCTAGTTTCTACTGAGTATAGAGATATACTCACAATATTTAAACTTAGGGTCTCTTAAAGACCCTTTGTTATGGGGAAAAGGGTACTTACAGGGGTTCAACTCCCCTGTTCCCCTCTATTACATTTATTAATGATAAAGGAGAAGCTAATATGATTGTTACATCTAATAAAACTTTAGACGCAATTAATGATATGTTGGCTACCATTGGTGAAGCACCAGTTAACACTTTAGACAACTCTGAGAATGTTGATGTAGCATTAGCACTCAGGGTCTTAGATAAAGTTAACAAACAGGTGCAGTCTCAGGGGTGGTCTTTTAACACTAATACCTCTGCTACATTGTCTCCCGACGTGCAGACACATAAGATTAAGTGGCAGGACGATATTCTGTATATTGTAGGGACTGATGGCACTAAATATGTTCAGAAGGGTGACTATGTATATGACTTTGATAATCAAACTGCTACATTCACCAATTCGATTGATGTTGAACTTATTCGACTTGTTAACTTTGATTATATGCCTGTTCCTGCTAGAGATTACATTGTTGCTAAGGCTTCTAGAATCTTCAATGCCCAGACACTCAATGACCCAGACATTGCAGAAAATGTGTCTATCATGGAACGTGAAGCGTGGGCGGCATTTCAGGAATATGAAATGGAACTGAATGATTTCACAATGTATGACATTCAGAATGTTCAGCAGTTGAAAATGAGGTAAGACCATGAGTAGACTTTCACAGACTATTAAGAACATGATTTCTGGCATTTCACAACAGCCAGAATTACTGCGACTGCCTGAACAGCTAGACACACAGGTAAATGGTTTCTCTACGGAGTCTTCAGGTCTTCAGAAGAGACCACCTACACTGTATGTGGCTAATCTTGGAGCTATCCCAGAGAATCCTAATTCTCTTGTTCATGTAGTCAATAGAGATGAGAATGAGAGATACCTTATGCTCTTTGATGGCAAAGGGGTAAAAATCTGGGACGATAATGGCAAACCATGTACCGTAAAATATGAAGGGACTGGACAGGCATATATTACAGTGTCTAATCCACGAAAGATGCTTAGACTTGTAACTATTGCCGACTACACTTTCATTGTAAACAGGGATAAGGTTGTCAAAATGGGCACTAAGAAGGTGCCTTATACTTGGAATGACCACAGTTGTTTAGTCAATGTAAAAAGTGGTCAGTATGGACGTACATATCAGATTTTAATTAACAATGGTGTTATTGCTTCTTTTACTACTCCGAATGGGGCAGATTCATCAGACACAGCTAAGATTGATACCAACTATATTAGAGATAGATTAGCAGAATCCGCTAGAAATAATGGGTGGACTGTAGAAACTTATAACTCTTGTCTGTATCTTAGAAAAGACTCAGTGACCATTAGCAGTGTAAAATGTGTTGATGGTTTCAATGGACAGGGTATGTTTGGTTTCCTTCATGTAGCTCAGAAGTTTACTAATCTTCCTACTGAAGCTAACGATGGTTACACAGTGAAGGTCTTAGGAGACAATGGTTCTAATAGCGATGATTACTATGTTTCCTATAATGCGACTGAAAATGTCTGGAAGGAATGTGCGAGACCTGATATTTTAGCAGGATATGATGCTAGCACAATGCCACATGTCATTACAAGAAATGCTGATGGGACTTTCACAGTTAAAGAAGCAAAGTGGGACGATAGAGACACAGGAGATGAAGACTCTAATCCACCACCATCTTTTGTAGATGGAAAGATTAATGATGTCTTCTTATTCAGAAACCGACTGGGATTCTTAAGTGGTGAAAATATCATTCTGTCTCGCTCTGCTTCCTTCTTCAATTTCTGGATTGCCAGTGCAGTTGAAGTACAGGACACAGACCCCATCGACAATGCGGTGTCTAGTAATGAAGTGGACACGCTGTATCACGCTGTACCTTTTGCTCAGGACTTAGTTCTTTTCTCAGAGAACTCTCAGTTTATTATGAGTGCTGATGGTGTCTTAACGCCACAGAATGCTACTGCCCCCTTAGCTACTCAGTTTACTTCTGCTAAAGAGGTAAAGCCAGTTGGGGTAGGCAGAAGACTGTACTACATCAATAAGCGGTCTGAGTTTTCTTCAATGAACGAATATTACACCATGAATGACACCGTAGCAACAAAGGACTCTCAGCATATTACATCTCACATTCCGTCCTTTATTCCTAATGGTGTCTTTGCTATCTACTCTTCCAATACAGAGCATATTCTTCTTACAGCTTCTACAGGTAACACTTCTAGGCTTTATGTCTATAAGTATTTGCTTACTGAAGAAGCTCGAATGCAGTCTTCATGGTCTTATTGGGAATTTAAGGGAGCAAAGATTTTTGGTGGTGGATTCTTAGATTCTACGTTCTATATGCTTATTGCCCGTGGAAATGCCCTCTTCATGGAAAAGATGGTCTTCACATACAACACTAAAGACTATGATGAAGATGAACCTTACCGTGTCTTCTTGGATAGAAAAGCAGTGTCTTCTCCTATGGCAGATGCTAACTATGATGAGATTAATAATAAGACACAGCTTCATATTAAGAATGCCTATGATGGTAATTTGACTGAAGGAGCTAGTTATGGCGTAGTGACTGCTGATGGTCATTATTATGAATTTGACTATGACACAGTTAAGAATGACAATGTGTGGATTCCTAGAGACTTAAGGGGGCAGAAGGTTGTCTTTGGTGAAGTCTTTGAGTTTTTCGTGAAGCTCTCTAGGCTGATGATTAAACAGAGAACAGATGCAGGAATTGTAGCAGATGATAATGGCAGATTGCAGTTAATCAGACTCAAACTGAATTTCTCAATCTCTGGGTATTTTGAAGTTCACATTAAGCATACTGATAAGAGACCAGATAATGTTTATTATCATACTTCAAGAATCTTAGGAGACACTACTAATCGTATGGGTGTTATTCCTATGGAGACTGGTACTTTTACTGTTCCTATTATGTGTCGCAATGACAACTGTTCCATTACCATTGAAAGCTCTAAGCCTACAGCAGTATCTTTTATGGGCTACACATGGGAAGGAAACTACATTAAGAGGACACGCAATATATGATAACACTTAAGAAAGCTACGATTAAAGATATTATTTTGTTTATAGACACAGCTAGGAAGGTAGACAAAAAAGAAGTATTGCTGTCTTCTGGCTTACCTATTGAACTACAGGCTACAAAGATTCTTGAGAAAGAACCACTGGGAATTTGGTCTGGAAAGGAACTTCTTGGCATTGGTGGTCTCAGGGAAGATGGCAATGGTGGTGCTTTAGGGTGGATGTTATTAACAGAAAAGGTTGATAATCATAAGATTGAATTTCTTAGATGGTCTAAGAGCTATGTCAATACTCTTCTGAATCACTATAAGCAGATATATAACTATGTCTATATTTTTAACTTCTGGCATGTCGAATACCTTAAATGGTTAGGTGCCAGATTCATAAATTCAAATATTCCGAATTTTGTATTATTTTCACTGGAAAGAAGGTGAGTCTATATGTGTTGGGTTGGAATTGTTGCACAGGTAGGGGCACAGGCACTTGCAATGAGACAGCAGTATAGCAGTCAGGCAAAGATGCTAGAAGCTCAGGCCATGGGTGCCACTAAAGAAATGAACTATGCTTTCCAGAACTATGAACAGGAAAGACAGGATAGTTTTGATGCGGCAGTAAATGACATTACTAAGACACGAATTAATCAGATGCAGTTAAATTCTCAGGTAAATGCGGCTATTGCTGAAGGCTATACAGGGGGCGGAAGAACTGCTAATAGACTCATGAGAGCGGCAGAAGCAGACACTTCTAGGACAGTCGCTTCTATTCAGGATAACTTCACTAGAAAATCTAATGAAGTTGACCTTAATAAAGAAGCCACTCTTCTCTCTACTAAAGACTACATCAATAATCTTATTGAACAGGGAAAGATTAGTAAGAAGCAGAAGTTTGCTGATATTCTTGGTCTTGCTAATACCGCTCTTGGGGGCTACAGCAAATACAGGTCTCTTAGACAGGCTTCTGAAGACAAAGGCGGTGGTTGGAATTTCTGGAAAGGGTCTGTTACTAAACCAGATAACAATGCTTCCTTTAGGGCTTCTCTGGCCGCTAAGAAGCTGAAAATTAATCCAGATGCATACAACACTTATACAGACACTTGGGGTCTTAGTGCTACATCTGAAGAAGAACGAATGAAATATTTTGGACTAAAGTAAGGGGGTGACTAACTATAGCTAATATTGTACAGAGTGCAGTAGGTACACAAAGGCAGTTTACTAAACAGCCTGTAGCTACCTACGTGAAGCAGTTAAAAGGTATCAATGCCACAGCAGGTATTGTTGAAGGTAGTGATGGAAAGCGTCTCTATGATGCCCTTGTGGGTCTTGGAGATGGCTTAATGAACTATGCGATAGACACAGAAAATAGAAAGATGTCTCGCTATGAATATATGAAAGAGCAGATTAAGAAGGCTTCCCCAGAAGAACTTATGAAGCTCAGTAACATTGACCTCTTAAATAAGTATGGTAAAGCTCAGTTAGCCGATAACCCCTATGCAGTGTCGGCTATTGAAGAATACAGAGGGCAGTACTTCTCTGATAAGTTTAATCAGGAGTATGCTCTTCTGAAAGCTAGAGAGCCAGTTAAGACAGTTGATGAAGAAGTAGCTAGATATAACAAACTGAAACAGCAGTATTATGTAGATAATTTTAAGGTGTCTTTCAATACTGATAGTTTCTCTAGGGGCTTCTTTGCCACTAACTATTCTGATATTAATAATCAGGCTAATGCTAAAGTAGCTGAACAGTCTAAGTCTCTTATGGCTATCAGAGATGGTGGCATTACCGCTAAACTGGATTCTGTCATTCAGGCCAACTTAGATGCTACAAAAGAAGACATGGCTACTGCTGTTCAGGACGTATTTAACGATGCGAAACTGACTGGCTATCAGGACGATAAAAGAATGGCTCTTGCTGAAGGTATGCTTGAGTCTATTGCTAAACAAACTGGGTCTTCTGAAATGCTTGATGCCTTGGGAGAGGTTACAGCATGGACAGATGATTATGGAAATCCTGTAAAGATTAAAGACAGAATTGCCATGTCTACTTACTATGCTATGGCAGACCAACAGTTAAGAGCGGCACCAAATAAATGGTATAACGAACAGATTTATGCTCTTGAGAAAATGAAGAGTAAGTCTGAGATTGATGAATATGTTAAGACTTTAACTCCGACACAGCATAGGCAGTTGAAACCTGCTATTGGGCGTGCTTATGCAGGAATTGCAGAAGTAGAAGAGCAGGAGAAGAGAAGAAAGTTAGCAGAAAATGCTAGTCGTATTCAGACACAGCAGGGTGTGCAGGGAGCTAGTATTCAGCTTCAAAGAGTCATTAAAGGGTATGCAGATAATACTACTGCGAAACCAGATGATGCATATCAGGCCGCTATGGAATATATGATGTCTCCTGAATATCAGAATTTGTCTCCTGAGTCTAAGACACAGGTATTTGGGCGTATTCTTATGTGGTCTTCAAATAGCCGTATGAGAAACGAATATAAGAGTAAATGGGAAAATGCATTAGCTAGTGCACCTTTCACTGGCACACTGAACATTAATGCAGAAGATGGGATAGCTACAGCAATGAGTCTGTATCATGCTAATCCTATTGCATTCAGGTTCTCTTTTGGAGATTCTTTATCTAATTCTTTTAATACAATTCAGAACCTTTCAGATTTCTATGCGTCTACCGAAGAGGGAATTAATGCGTATAAGAAAGGTGCTATTGCTCTGTCTAATCCAGATACAAAGGCAACGATTGATAAAGAAACTAATGATTACTCTTTTGGTGATAATACTTTAAGTATATCAGATGAAACAGGAAAAACGAATGAAGTTGTTATTAGTGACCCATTGCTTTTAGGCCCAACTAAAGATACTTATAGATATTTACGTGCTACAGGTGTTGATGCAGAATCAGCTATTAGCAGTATTTCTAGTCATATGAATGAAGTTTATGTGTCTCATTCTTTTAAAGAGAATGGCCCTGTATATGTTTATCCTAGAGCAGTGTTCACTTCCCAGTCATATGACGCTGATGGTAACTGTATAGATGGTATTGCTAGTGATTCTCCGCTTGATACTGCCTTTGGTTATATGGATAGTAAAGTAAGAGAAGCTGAATCCAGTTGGACTGGTTATGATGTTAAATGGCAATATGACCCATATAACAATACAATGCAGTTAATTAGTACTAACGGACAGGTTTATGAATCCCCTATGTCTATGCAAGAGTTTAGACAAGCAGTAAATGACTATGGAATGAGGAGACAGGAAGAGCAGGAAGAAGAGAATAATGCACCGCTTACAGACCCCATTAGTCCAGATGCTACAGTTGTTGAAACAGGTAACAGAAGAGCTACATTATTAACGGCAGAAGAAAGGAAGTGGCTTGAATCATGAGTGTAGATGCATTAGGAATGGGAAAGGCCGCTTCAGATTATATTTATGAGACACAGGGGGTCTATATTGCCCCTGAACTTCTTAAAGCTCAGTTACAGCATGAAACAGGTAACTTTAATGTTGGTGGGCCTAATGGTATTAGTCCAGAACTGTTTGCGGCTCATAACTATGCAGGTATTTCTACGTCTGAAGAAACCAGTCTTCCTAGACCAGCAAATGAAGGGGGCTATTATAAGGAATATGGTTCTGATGAAGAATTTGCTAAAGATTGGTCTAACAACTTGGCTCTCTATGCTCAGTATTGGAAAGAACATGGTGGAACTGATAGAGTAGAAGACCCTAAAACTTTTGTAGACCTGCTTATAGCTGACCCTAATTACCAGTATTTTCGTACAGATATAGAAGGGGCAGTTGAATCTTATATTAATAACATTGCTCATTGGTCTGGGGTAGACGCCCCTGATATTTCTAGCTTTGCTGTTCAGCGTACTGGCCCTTGGGGGATGAAAGCCCCCTATAACCTTCCACAGAGCCCAACACCAGAAAAAATGCGGTCTTTCTGGGAAGAGTTTTCTACAAAGATGGAAGCGGCGGCATTAGATGGTGGTCTTGTGTCTGTAGCTAGAAGTGCTTACTTCAATTTCATTACCGCAGACAACATGAAGGAAATAGCCTTTAACAACTATAAGCCCTCTCAGGAAGATATTGATTTAGTACAGAATGTTCTTAAAGATGATAATACCGCACAGCAGTTTGTCTTGACACAGGCTACTAGCAGAAAGGCTCTTATGGCTCTCTTAGAGATGAAAAGAGCTGACATTGAGAGACAGAAAGAAGTAGACCAGATGTCATATGGTTTGTCTACTATTGGTACGGTATTAGGCTCTGTCTTAGACCCCTCATTACTGCTTGCTTTTATCCCCGGACTCGGGGGAGCTTCAATGCTTGCCAAAGGGGCACAGATTGCTTCTCGAATGGGGAAGCTCAGGGCCTTAGTGTCTTTAGGTGACAGAGCTTTAAATGCTAGTAAAGTGGCTAGATTTGCAGCTAATGCTCTCACTACTTCTGTAGCAGTGGGGGCAGATAGATTCTTAGCGGAAAGGTATGGTGGCTTTAAGCCTGACTATGAAGCGTCTATGGCTCTTGGTGGTTTCTTAGGTGGTCTTGGTGCCTTCTTTGCTAAACACCCTAATGCACTGACTAAGGAGCTAGCTACTGCTAGAAACAACATGGAAGACAATGTTGCGGCTATTGCAGTTGGAGCCGTGCCCCCTGCTGAAGGAAGACACAATTTACAGGCTTCTTTGTCTATTCAGATGGAAGATGCTTTTGCAGATACTAATAGTGGTGTCGTAGAAGCTCTGAAACATGCAGGTGATTCTTATGAATCTAAGAAGCCCACTTATATTCCTAAAGGGGCCAATAAGACTGGTAATGCTAGTCCTATTGTTAATTTTGCCCCTGTAGCAAAAAACGCAGGGCTGAAGACAGAATTAGTAAAGGCTCAGAAAGCTAATGCTAATTACTTTGACCTTGTTCCTGAAGACTCTATTGCAGATAGACTTGTCCAGTCGGGAAATCTCTTCATAATTCCTGAAGCTAGTGCAAGAAAAGTAGCGGAAAGGTTTGGTGTGTCTTTAGATAAAGATGCTAAGGCATTCAGTATTCCTAATATGGGTATCTCTGTTATCTTCAAAGATAAAGTGGATAAGAGTAATCTTATGGGGGTAGTAATGCATGAAGTTGGTGTCCATAGGGCTTTGAATCGTATTCTTCCACAGAAAGAATATGATGAGATTATGGGTATAGTTAGAGACCGTATGAGAAACTCTAAAGACCCCAGATGGATTAAAGCCACCAGAGCGGCTACCAATGAGGAAGAAGCACTGGCCTACTGGATTGAACAGTATGGCACTAAAGGAGATAGACTTACAAGAACTTTGAAGAGTAAATTCAGTAAGGTTCTGTTAGGCTCTAAAGCTACTGATGCTGATATTGAAAATACAATCCTGAAAGCTGTTAAGAGAATGGCTAGCCAGAGGGCAGATAAACAGACACTAGCTTATATTGTTAAGAGTATGACTGGCACAAAGAATCCTTATTGGAAATCCGCTAAAACAGCTACTAGCGGAAAGCCTATTCAAGACACATTCAAATACTGGCTTGACAATTATGCTATTAAGAATCAGAACAGTAAGCTCTTTAAGGACTTAAAGAAACAGGCATTAGCTGAAAAAGGTGTAGCTAATATTCCTGCTGAAGAAGTCATTAGGTGGGCTAAAGATGCCTATGTGCCTGAACTGACTTACATTCATCAGCGTGTCTATGCACCTTCTGGGGCACCTACAGATAGCCCATTAATGAAGTTGTCTCTCCTTGATGATGCTGTAGTTCCAAAGGCGGCTATCTCTCAGATTTATGGGAACGTAAAAGAGAACGTCAATAAGGTAACAGATGAACTTCTGAAACGCAGAGCGAATGACACAATCAAACAGGGTACTCCTATCACTCACTTAAGTGATGGTAGTATGATGGTTGGTGATATTCATTACTCTAAACAGAATGCCTTTGGTACTATCTTTGATGAATGGTCTGACAGCGGTAAGGGAGCTGAAGATATGCAGAAGGGCCTTGGTATCTTTTCACCAATGGGCCTTAAGATGGAAAACAGTATTCCTATGGGGACTGTCTTTGGTATTATGGCTAACTCTCATTCTCCTACACTTCAGAAGATTGGTAAGGCCCTGACAGATGATGCCCGTATGCGTAGCACTGGACAGAAGTTTTCAAGTGCTTCTGATATTAAGCAGTTCTTGATGGATAGGTGGATGGGGGCATATCAGGACATTATTAAAGAGCGGTCTAAGTATATTAGACAGGAATTTGGTCTCTTTAATTTCATTCATCGAAACAATTATATCAATCAGGTAAACAGATACATTATTGATTGCCACAATGCAATGGCAAGAGGAGACACATTGGAAGTGTCTAAATATCCTGCTGAGATTCAGAAGATGGCTCATATGTTCATGAATCTTAGAGAAGACATATTGACACAGTGTCGAAAAAATTCAGACGCTCTTGGTGGTCGTAAAGACATGGGGAGTCTGATTGAAAAAGACTGGTCTCCTATCTCTAGTGAATTTTATCGTGTTATTGATAACAGCCTGTATTATCCATGGGCTTCTAAGAACTTCAATAATATTGATAACTGCTATGAGTTTTTGAAGAACTATGCAAAGACCTTTATGGACACTAATGCTGAAAAAGAGTTTTTCTTAAAGCAGAAGCGTAAAGAGTTTGATGAAGCAGTAAAAGAGTGGAAGAGAAAAGGTTCCCCAGAAGCTAGCAAACCAGAGTGGAAAGACCCCACAGATGAAGAGCTTGAAGCATTCTTTAACAAAGAAGCAGAGAACTGGGCATATGGTCTTACCGATAGAGATGCTTCCTCTTTGAACTTCAATAAAGGTAATGCAGTACAGAACTTCAAACACAGAGTAGCTATTGATACTTCTGGTTCTATGATGATGCCTAATGGTCTTAAGTTTTCTTTTGATAAGGACTTGAGGAACTATGACATTGATACTTATGTACCACAGATTTTCAATAGAATTTCTGGTGAAGCAGGTCTTCATGCTGTCTTTGGTGATGAGACACAGCTTACCACCTTAATCAATAAAGCAAAGGTAGAATTGGCTCATTTATCCCCTGTTCATAGTAACTTCAGGGAGCTTGAAGCTCTTGAGTTGACTTTGAATATGATTAGAGGTAAAGGCACATATAATCTTTACAATCAGAGATGGGCTGATGGTATCTCTAGTATGATTAGGTCTTATTCCTATGCTGTTAATGGCGGTAACTTCACTTTTGCTCAGTTGGGTGAATATGGTGGTGCTATTGCTTATGGGGGTGCTAAGGTTCTCTTAGATGCTATCCCTAAGTTTGGTAGTATCATCAAAGAACAGCGATTAGGAAGAGATGGTAAGCATATTGTAGACACAGTTACAAGGAAACTCTGGGCTGATGATATTAATGCTCATGCATGGGAAATGACAAATTCTACAGAAAGTCACCTATTCAGGGAGACCATGGATAAGGTGTCTGAAAATAGTCCAGAGCCTACAATGCTCTCAAAGGCACTTGATGCGGCCAACAGGAGAGCTAAACAGGCTTCCTTATGGACTTCTACAATCAATATGATGCCTAAACTTACTGACCATATGATTAGGACTGTAAGGGCGGCAGGTATTGAAGACAGCATGAGATGGGCTATGGGCAAAGAGTTTTCTTGGAGAAACCCATTCTCCGCTAAGAAATTCTCTGCTGTAGGTGTCAATTCTGAGAAAGGTATCAATGCTATCAGACAGGATATTAAGAAGTATCTTGTAGATGGTAAAGGTGACTGGCAGAAATGGTGGGACGAAAATCCAGACACATTCTTCCAGTGGAAACGTATGATGGACAATTATGCCAGAAGAGGTATCACTCAGAATACTATTGGCAACACAAATCCATTTAAGGAAAAGCATAGGCTCTTATTCCAGTTTAAAGATTTTGCATTAAAGGCAGTCAATAACCAGTTTATGAGAGCTTTACAGCAACATGAAGCTGATGATGCTTTAGCGGCTCTATTCTCTATGGCTACTAACGCCGCTACTTATTATGCATTAACTCTGGCTAGAAGCTATGCATACTATGGAGATGATGAGGAGAAGAGACAGGCATACATGGAAAAACAGGGGTCTCTTGGGCGTGTCTTACTAGCAGGATTTACCAGAATGTCACTCACAGCCCCAGTGTCTTTTGCTATGGACGGTATTGAAATGATGTCTGGTTATTCAGGCTTCAGAACTTCAGTGGATAATACGAAAAAGGACTTTGAGTCTAATCGTGAAGACCCTTGGAGTCCACCTAAAGGAATGACACAGAGAGATTTTCAGGCTAATGCAGGAAGAATTGCTAGTCAGTTCCCTGCTGTCAATACAGTTGGAAGAGTGTTTCTTGGTGTCCACAGCCTTGGAAGAATGGTAGCTAATGGCTTCACTGAAAATAGTACTACTTCTCAGAGAGATGTTGACAATGTAATTAAGGCATTCCCTGCTAGTTCTTGGGTAGGGATGAGTGCATTGAATACTCTCATTCAGCATAAATCTGGTCTTCCTGAAAAAGAGCCTACTCAGAAGACACAGGCAGTTAAGAAAGGTGCCCCCCTTGGTGTAGCTAAGACAAAGACAGGTAAGACACTGTTAGGAGCTAATACTAAGAAAGGTGCTAAGAAATCTCAGAGTATCAATAAGTTGATTAATAATAACAAGTAAAGGAGTGTGATTTAAAATAGCTAAGGAAAGAAAAGCGTCAGTAATTTATACCAGTAATGGTACACAGACTACTTTTTCATTTCCTTTTGACTACTTACAGAAATCATTCGTAAAAGCACAAGTTATTTCTAATACAGAGATTACAGAACTTGAGCAGGGAACAGATTATTCAGTGTCCGACAGGCAGTTGACACTGAGTAAAGCTATCCCTGCTAATAGTCTCTTAAAGATTTATAGAGAGACTACTACAGATACCATTGTGTCTTGGAATGATGCTTCTGTACTTAGAGCAAAGGATATGTCATTACAGGAAGTTCAGCTTTTGCACCTCGCAGAAGAGACGGCAGACAAAGTGTTTGACACTGGTATGTCCACTTCTCCTACAAACACTAATGTGTGGGACGGACAGTATAAGCGAATCACTAACCTTCTTGACCCACAGGAAGATGGTGATGCAGTTACTTTAAGATATGTAAATGATAAGCAACATGGTCTTCTTAATGCCTTAAAGAATGAAGGAGCTAATCAAAACACTAGCATTGTAGCTACTGGAGATGCACAGAATACTAGACTTACGAATACGGGAGATAGCTATGTTGCGACCATGACTACCTTAAAGGAAGACGCTACTGCAAAGGCTAATGAAGCTAGTAACAGTGCCACTAGTGCTTCTTCTTCTGCTTCTACTGCTACTACTAAGGCTACAGAAGCTAGTAATAGTGCTACTAGTGCTTCCTCTTCTGCTTCTACTGCTACTACTAAAGCTACAGAAGCTAGTAACAGTGCAGAATTAGCTAAGAAGTGGGCTATGTCTGATTCTAGTCCAGATGGTGTGTCTGGCAATAAGTCTTCTAAGACGTGGGCGAATGAAGCTAAGAACAGTGCTAACAGTGCTTCTTCCTCTGCTTCTACTGCTACTACTAAAGCTACAGAAGCTAGTAATAGTGCTAGTGCGGCGGCTAAAAGTGCTGAAAATGCAAAGACATGGGACCCTACTAGTTACTATACGAAAACAGAAGTAGACAATAAAGTTTCTAAAGCTCATCATTATTTAAGCAGAAATACCGCATATAAAGTGGGGGACATTGCATATTCACCTAACCTTCCATCTTACTTATATCTTGAATGTACGACCGCAGGCACTACAGGTGCAACGGAACCAGATATGTCAACCTTATCTGGGGGGGCAATAGTTAATGATGGTACGGCACAGTTTAGCGTGAAAACAGTGTGTGCGAAGGAATATGTAGACTTAAAGTTTGACCATATAGAATGCGGAACTATTGAAAAGTTTGCTCTACCGGGCTACAAAGGTACTTATATTACTGTTGAAACAAAATATCCACATGATACATCTAAACCCGTAATAATTGGGCATGGTGCAGGTGAAAGCGGATGGGCAAACTTAACTGCAATATTTCATCACTGGATAGATTCAACACATTTTCTCGTAGAGGCATGGAACAATTTTAATATAGCTGGAACTGCTTCATTTGTATGGATATGTACTTAATTAGAAAGGAGATAACATGAAAACAATAACAGATGGTTCAGCAGTCTTTACAGTTAGAGACAAGCGAATACAGGCAATGATTGATATGTTCTACCCTGTCGGTTCAATGTATATATCTGCTGATAAAAGCAAGACAAAAGCAGATTTTCCTTTTATGGCGTATGGCACATGGGAAGAAGTACCTGCTAACCTTTGCTTACAAACAGGTAATGCAAGTGAAGCAGGGACACAGAGAAATGCAGGATTACCTAATATTACAGGACAATTTATTAAAGCACCAAAGAGTACCAATAATGGTCATGAACTTTTCGATGAAGCTGATGGAGCATTTCAACTAATAAATCCAAAACAACGTCGCCCAGTTGTGGATACGGAAGAGAATTATACATATGTGCTTGGACAGGGCTGTAGCTTTAATGCAGCCCTCTCCAATCCCATTTATGGTGCATCTAATACTGTTCAGCCCCCTACATACATGGTAAGAGCATGGATAAGGACTGCTTAAAGGACAGAAGTAAGTATTGTCATAAAGTATATCATTAAGATATAATCATAGGCAAGAAGGAGATGGTTGATATGTATTATAACAATAGCACAGAGTTTTACATTAGTTTAGCTTTGTTTACTTTACTATTCATTGGTGGTTATCTGATAGACCATCATCACGAAAAATTAGGAGTAAAGGTTATCACACCTATTATTCTTCTTGCTTGTGTAACTGTAGTACTAGGTGCACTTGTATTTATCTACTATCTCTTCCGTGCCATTTTTATGTAATAGAAAGGGGACACATCATCGAGCTAACACTATTTCTTGCAGGGCTTATTGCTACTGCTACTGCATGGATAATCAAAGAGTTTATTTTCCGTCCATTGCAGGAACAATTATATAGGTCAGAAAAAGGTATTAAAGAGCTATCCTCTAACATCAAAGAACTGACAGAATGTATAACAGACATGAAAGTCTCCATAACCAGAGTTTCTATGGAGCTTGAAGAGGTAAAGCGACGTGTGGACAAAATTGAAGACACACCTCGTAAATCTGCCTAAACAATTCTTAGGGAAGCCCTCTAAACGTATTATGCGATGGATACTATGGTACATCATGATTATCATAGTATCCACGTTTTTTTATTTGGTTGGTTGGTGCATGGAGTGGTGGTTGACAGGAAAGCCAGACTTACAGGAACTTAGAGCTTTCCTCCATGAAATTGTGTCTTCTCCATGGATAGCTATGTTGGGATTTATAGGGCAGATGTTCGTAGACAAGAACAAAAATAAAATACCAGACATATTGGAAAAAGACACACCTCCACCTAGACCACCTATTATAGAAAGGAGAAACAACAATAATGACACCAGATGATTTTATATCTATGATTGGAGACACCGCAGGTAAGGTATGTGCTGAATATAACCTTCCTGCTTCTGTCTGTATTGCACAGGCTATTCTTGAATCTGGTTGGGGAAAATACTGCATTGGTAATTTTAACTACTTTGGAAGAAAATGGAATGGTTGGGGGAACTATGTTCGCCAGCAGACAACTGAATACATTGATGGCGAATATGTGACCATCTACGATAAATTCCAGTCTTATAGTTCCCTTGAAGAAGCCATACAGGACTGGTGTGTCTTAATGAGGGAAGAGCCCTGTTATGCAGAAGCTCTTTCTATCTGGGAAGACACATGGGACGTAGAAGAGTTTGTGAAAGCTATGTCTCCTGTATATGCTACTGACCCCGACTATGCTAACAAGATTATTGCTACTATCAGAGCTAATGACCTTAAAGCGTATGATGGGTGGAATGATTAAATAATTATTAGAAGCGAGAATGGTCTATAAGGGGCGTCTTAGAGATTCCATGATTAATTTGTCATGGATTCTCTTAGGACGCAACAGAACATGTTCTCGTGCGAATTTGAGTGATTTGAGGTGATATTTTGCGAATTGATGAGAAGTTACTTGATGAAATGGCTCAGGAAGAGGTGAGTGCCCTCTTAGATGGCCTTAAAGATGAAGAACTGAGAGCTAATCCTGCTTTCTTAGCTAGAGTTAGACAGTTTATGAAAGAAAACCGATTACAGACCACCCCAGAGACAGAAGGTATGAAGGAGCTTAAGAAGCAGGCTACTACTGAGATTCCAATATTTGACGACCTTGAGGAAGGGGGTAGTAATGTAATTGCAATGGGACGAAAAGCAAATTAACAGTGCAAAGGCTGATTTCCGTGTCTTTGTATTTATGGTATGGAAAAGCATTGGTCTTCCTAGTCCCACTCCTATTCAGTATGACATTGCAAAATACCTTATGAATACTCCTACAGACAGAAGTATCATTGAGGGGTTCCGTGGTGTCGCTAAGTCTTTCTTGACGTGTGCTTATACAGTCTGGTGTCTTTGGAGAGACCCACAGTTAAAGGTGCTTGTTGTCTCCGCTTCTAAAGATAGGGCAGATGCCAATGCTGTCTTCATTAAACGCATTATCTACCTTCTGCCTTTCTTAGAAGCACTTCAGACCAGAAGGGGGCAGAGAGACACACAGAACTTGTTTGATGTGGGGCTTGCTGTTCCTGATATTTCCCCTTCTGTAAAGTCTGTAGGTATTACTGGTCAGATTACTGGTTCTCGTGCTGACCTATTGATTGCAGACGATAAACTTTTATGTCGTCTATAAACCATGCGAAAACGGTGGAACTCCTAAAAAGGACAATACCGTGCGAAGCCCTGAAAAGGGAACGTGTAACGACTATTCCGAAAGGAAGTACCATCAAGTGATGGGAAGCACATGGAACTACATTGTAGTTAAGATATAGTCTAATCTTTATAGTAATATAAAGCATTTTTGATTTAAGGAGTGAATGTCTAACATGACAACAAAATATAAAGTAGGAAGTATTGTAAATACACCTAAAGGAAAAATAAAAATTCTTGATTACACCTCTGGTAAAAGATTGCCAAATAATAGACGTAAACATGCTAGAGCTACTATTAGATTCATTGAGAGTGGATGGGTATGTAATGTACAGGTAACTAATATAGCTTCAGGACATATTGAAGATTGTCGTGCTAAAACGGTGTATGGTGTTGGCTACTTAGATACTAATATGAAAATTCCTACTAGAGGAAACTCAATCATACGCAGAGTGTATGATTTGTGGGCTAATATGCTCAAACGATGCTATGGGGGTTATGACACATGCTACACAGGATGTACTGTAGATAAACGCTGGCACTCATTCAAAAACTTCTTGAACTCTGTACAGGAGCTAGAAGGATATGAGGAATGGGAGCGTGGAGAAAAATATGCATTTAGATAAAGATATTAAATGTAAAGGAAACAAAGTATATTCTGCTGATACATGCATATTTGTCACTGCTCATGATAATGTCGTAGATAGCTTAAATCGAAGGTGGCATAAGCCTAACGAACTTATGTTAATACAAAATGGTAGAAGTACCAAACAACTCGGGAACACAGGTACAGAGAGATAAACTCGGAGAAGCCGTAAAAGAATTTGATGCAGTCTTAAAGCCTGGTGGTAAGATTATTTATCTGGGGACACCCCAGAATGAGATGTCTCTTTATAATGAACTGACGAAGCGTGGTTATTCAAGACGTATCTGGCCTGTCCTTTATCCCTCTTCAATGCACGAAAGGGAGACATATGGTGAAGACCTTGCACCTTTTATTGCTGAGAAGTATGACGGAAATCCTAGAGCATATGAAGGGGAAATGATTCCGACTGACCCTGACCGCTTCTCACTGGAAGAAATTGAGAAGCGAAAGTTGTCTTATGGTAAGGCAGGGTTCGCTCTTCAGTTTATGCTCAATACCAATTTGTCTGATGCGGAGAAGTATCCGCTGAAAGTCAAAGATTTCATGGTGGCTGACCTTGACTTAAAACAAACTAGCCTTAAATGGTCTTGGTGTACTGAAGGCACTAAAAGGCTTCATGAGGTTCCTTCCGTGGCTCTTAAAGGTGATTACTTCTATGCACCTCTAAGCCGCTCTGAGGAGACAGCCGAATACACAGGGACAGTTATGGCTATTGACCCCTCTGGACGTGGTAAAGATGAGACTGCTTATAGTATCGTTAAGTTCCTTAATGGCTATTTGTTCATCATTGATATTGGTGGCTACAGAGAAGGTTACTCTGAGGGCACTTTAAATACTCTTGCAAATAAAGCGAAATTCTATGGTGTCAATGAGGTTGTCATAGAAAGTAACTTTGGTGATGGTATGTTCTCACAGCTTCTTAAGCCTGTCTTAACGAAGATTCACCCCTGCTCAGTGACAGAGGTTAATAGCAGACAGCAGAAGGAAAAGAGAATCATAGATACCTTAGAGCCCCTCTTAATGGCTCATAAGATTGTCTTGAATACTTCAGTGGTGCTTGATGATTTTAAAGTATATGAAAGAGACCCTGCGTATTCTTTCATTTACCAAATGACACGCTTATGTGCTGAAAAGGGTGCTTTAGCTCACGATGATAGGCTTGATTCGCTCGCTATGGCAGTCGCTCATTGGCACGATGTGTTAGACAGAGATGCAGACACAGGCATGAGTGAACACATTGAAGAGGAGCTTGAGAAGTGGCTTGCCCCAGATGGTGGTGTCTTTGGGTGGGGAAAGCCTGAAAGCATGAATGATAAATTTGAGTCTGGTAAGATGCATTTAAAGAGCCTAAATAGATTTAGAAACAGAATTTAGAACAAGAAAATTAATTGGCACACAATAATACAAACTCGGTAATTGGCACACATTACGAAGGAAGGGGAGAAAAGTGTATATATAAGACTAATATTTCTACATATAGTCCATAGGGTTATTTAGCTATGTGGTATATGTTAGATAATGTTAGCTATAGGTTAGCTATTAGCTAGCTAGCTTATTGCTACCTTATAAGACTTATAAATCTTAGATACTCTTATTCCCCTCTTACCAGTCCACTAAGATTCTATAAGTTAACAATAAGGAGCTACTTGCTAATGGCTACTAAAATAAAATATATACTTGCTATCATTGTAATTACGATAGTAGTTATAGCTTCTTTCCTTCTCGGTTATAACTGCTATCCAATTTTTAATAAAACACCAAAGAAGTCGGTTGAAAATAAAGTGTCTTCTTCCCCCCCTTCGGCGGTCTCTGAGACCACTGAGGTAACTTTGGCACCAAAGACCACAGAGGAAGACCCAGACCTCATAGTTGAACACGAGTTCACCGCTAACGTACAGGGCGAGACCTTAAAGATTCCTTACCAGTCCACTAAGTTTCCTAAAGGCTCTCAAAGTATCGTAAAGACCAACATCGACATGACCCCAGTTGTGAAGCAGTTGGCAGATAGTGAATACAAGAGGAACTGGGAAGTTGGAGTGGGTGTTGGAGTGAACCACGATAGAGACCTTTACTTGCCTTTGAGTATTCAGAGAAACTATAATTACGATAGGGCCTTAGAGGTTCAGGTGGGTATCGCCAAAGACCACATTGAGAACATTCAGGTTTCCCATAAGTGGAAATTCTAGCTGATAGTCACATTATTGGCACATAAACGCTAGAAAAGACAGATAACTACTGCCTATCTATGTAACATTAAATAAAAAATAAATTGGAGCCATACCGGTTGCATGGTGCAGGGGCGGTTTGTATGATAAGGGAAACGGAGAGGGCCGGGAAAAGGAGAGCCCTTCTCTCTTCCGGGCAGGGAGCCCCTGGCGCAGCCCCTGACCCTTTATCCTTAAATGCAGCAGGTGATATGATGACCATTCGCAAAAGTCTGATTGTAAGCCATATCGTAGTATGTATCCTTCCCTTCCTTATGACCTTTTTCGTGCTGGCCTCGGCCTTTGGAGGGCTTTATCTCTATGCCGCCAGTGGGAACCATGTGATTGCGGAGAGCGGATTCCAGTTTAATGTGATGACCCAGATTCTGAGGACTGCTGTGTTTCACAGCCTTCGCCACCATGAGTCCCTGTCCCGGTATGCCTGGGTCATGGAAATCACCGATCCCGTAGCCACCTATGTGGCAGTAGAGAGGGAAGGGACCTTTCTCTACAGCTATGGCAATGAGAAAAAAGGCCGGGAGGATTTGGATATTCTGCGGAAGGAAGGAGTCCTGGACAGGCTGGATGGCAGGGATGGAAAGACTATTTACAGTGTGACGGAAGAGCCGGATTACCGGTTTGCAGAAAAGGAAATCATAGGGGACAGGCCATGTTATCTCTACATCATGGCCCATCATCCCGAGGCCCGGACTGACGGCGCCATTGAAAAGGCAGTACGGGCAGTGATCCGTTTCATCCTGGCTGTTCTCTTTGCCTTCATTCTGGGCACCAGCTATTTTCTTTCCCGTTTCATTATCGGCCGCATTCTTATGCCTTTAAAGGAACTGGAACGGGGGGCAGAGGAAGTGCGGAAGGGAAATCTGGCGGTGCAGCTGGATTACGACAGAAATGATGAATTCACCCCTGCCATTGAAACCTTTAATGTCATGACCTGGAGGCTGAAGCAGTCGCTGGAGGAAAAAGAGGGGAACGAGGAAAGACGGAAAGAGCTCATTGCTTCCATTTCCCATGATATCCGTACGCCCCTTACGTCCATCAAGGCCTATGTGGAAGGGCTTCTGGATCATGTGGCTTCCACGCCGGCCATGCAGGAGCGGTATCTCCAGGTTATCCGCAGAAAGGCGGATGTACTGGAAAGGCTGGTGGAGCAGCTGCTGCTTCTGACGAAAATGGATATCGGGGAGAAGGCCCTTCCTACAGAATCGCTGGATTTATCCCGGGTGGTCAGCCAGTTCGTGGAGGAAAACCGGCTGAACTGGGGCAGGAATGGCGCCGATTTCCATATAGAAGCCAAAGAGGTGGTGAAGGTGGAAGGGAATCTTCTCCTTCTGGAACGGGTGGTGGAAAATCTGGTTTCCAACAGCATCCGCTACAAGACAGAGGAGAGGGTGCATATAGATATAGAGGTAAAGAAAAAGGGCGGCCTGGCCCTCCTCACCCTGTCCGATGACGGCCCCGGCGTGCCGGAAGAAGCGCTGGGACGGCTCAAGGAGGCTTTCTTCCGTACCGATAAGGCCAGAAGCCGCACTGACAAAGGAAGCGGTCTGGGCCTTTCCATTGTGGCAAGGGCGGTGCATCTGATGAAGGGCAGGGTTTCATTCAGCAGCAGAGAGCCTCACGGATTGAAGGTAGATATTGTATTACCACTGGAGGATATACATGAAAAAACGGATACTGATTGTGGAAGATGA